CTAATAGTCCGTTTCCTGTCTGGGTATAATATGTTGTAGGTATGTTCGTTCTACCACTGGTCATATCTGAATCTGTCTTGACAAGTGGTGTACCGTTTGATCCAGAGTAGAATTCCATTTTAGAATTGCTCAAGAGAACCCGGGTTTTTGAATTACCACCTATCTGGATTAGAGGGGTAGCTGCGGAACCTAAGCTTATGTAATTAGCAGCGGAAGATGCATTTTTAGTAAGGGCTGCAGCTGCTAAAGTCCATCCCCCTATTGTGCCAGCTGTGGCTGTTATATTCCCAGCTGCAGTTACCTTAAATACAGAAGAAGCTCCTAGTGCCATTCCATCTGTGCCTAAATATAATCCAGTATTTGAATCTGTTAATGTTGCCTTCGAGCCTAATGTGATTTTAGGTGTACCTGGGTCTAGTAATATATTTGTTTTTGATAAAGTTGTACCTACTGTCCATCCCCCTATACTACCTGCACTTGCAGAGACATGACCTGATGTATCAACTTCGAATAGTGGTGAACTATATCCTCCCAATTTAATTGTACCTGCATCTAAGTCCAATTCAGACCCAGCTGATTCACCCCAGTTTGTGGATATAATTCTACCGGTTGTTATTTTATCGCCTTCGATAACGGTTGACATTTGACCGGGAGCTGTTACCTGTATGTTTTCTATTTCAAGCTTCACTGTACTTGAATTTGGAGTCATCCCCCAATCTAGCACTTCCCCTGTGCCCGCGTCTGCAGCAGTTGTTTGGTCGTAATATGAAGCAGATAGATTAGGATGTAACCAAAATTGATACCTTGCACCACCATCCAAGTTTGGTGTTATTTTCATCCTATGTTTAGTGCCGGCAACAAAAGCATTGGTCAGGCCTGTGGTGGAGAGACTAGCGCCGACTCCGTGCTCATATATAATCCCGTCGTTGTTGTTGATGTACACAGCATGATCTAGATTTGAATAAGCTGTTGTTGGGTAAGAACCTTCCCATGTATACTTTGCTGCAGCTCCCACGCCGAAGAATATAGCTTTTGCGCCATCATACAGAACCGTGAAATCTGTTATGAAGGAGTGATCACCTGATCTGTTAAACTTTTGTTTGCTCCGAAGTTCATGGGTCCACGCGGTTGCTGATCCACTGACTATTAGTCTACCGTTTTCTACCTCATGTCTTAAAGTAGCAGATTGATACCACTGCGAACCTGTTATTTCACCGTCAGGTACTAATTTCGTTACAGGTACAATTGAGCCAGATGGTCCGCCGAAGTTCTGATTCATACTATCACCATCTGGGTTAGTAACTTCTATCTTTCCTTTGAAGTAACCATTCTCTGTGTATATTCCAAATCCAGTTACATTGTCGGAAAAGGAAGGATCATTGATTCCAGATAAGTCACCTAACCTTGTCTTGAGTGATAGGTCATATATACCTGAACCTGTACGTTCCACTATATCGATGTATGGTGTTGTTTGGTCATTTGGGTTAGCATTCAATCTGATAAATCCGGTGCCAATTTTACCCGTCGATACAACTACCTGTGAGCCAGAGTATGGCTGTGCACCTCCCGGTATATTACCTAGTGACTGTGAAACAGCTGTTGCAGCAACGCCATTTCCGTAAGCTCTTGTAACCATCAAGTTACCTGCAAAGTTAATTTCACTGCTTGAGTCGTGGCGTGATGATGAAACTACTTTCACATACTCGGTTTGAAATCCTGTGGCGTTAACTCGCTTCATAGATAGGATTTCACCAGCTGCAAAGCCTGTTACATTAACCACCGACATTGTTGTGTCTGTTGCAGCATACAATCCACCTTGGTTAGCTTGTCCTGTAATTACAGAGCCTGTCAGTGCTGTTGAATTAGCCACGTATAATTGTCCACCTACCGCGTTGACTGTTTCCTTTTCAAAAACAGCGGTGGATAGTGTTCCACGTATCTTTGCATTTTCTACTTCTAGAAATCCTCCTGATGCTGCCGTTAAAGCGAATCCCGAAAAGTTTGAAACATAGTTGTTAGACTTAATTGATCCCTCTTTGTGTATAGTTAAATTACCACCGGTTAGTTTTTCATTATCAAACACCCATCCGGCAATATCATTTGTTGATCCTAATTGGAATACTGTGTTACCGCCAGTGACCCCTTTTATTCCAAAATTGTCTGCAGCTTTATATTTTAATTCTACAAAATCATTATTATCATCTGTACCATCGGTTACCTTTACTCCGTAACTAGCACTCACCGTTACTCCAGTTGTAGATAATTCTCCGGTGTTTATAGTCCATCCTGCTACCTTTCCACCTGTGAATAGTACATCTGAGCCTGTTATCTGACCTGTGTCTCTCAATATCAGATTATTATTAGATGATGATAATGTTGATGCATCTATACTAAATCCACCAATCTCTCCGGATGTTGCTGTCAGTGCTCCAGCCTTAGTAACACTAAATGGAGCTGATGCGAATGATGCATGTCCTAATTGTATTCCATCGTCGGCATCAGCGATGAATATATTATTACCAGCTCCTAATTGCAACTTTTTTGCGCTTGTATCAAGCAGAAAGTTAGTAGCAGTTAGAGTATTAGTTCCGATTGCAAAGCCACCTATTGTTCCACCAGCTTCTGCTGTAATAATTCCTTGCATTACTACATCACCACCTTCGTTTAATTCAAAGTTGGAAGATGAAATTGCTATTGTACCGTCTCCTGATCCAGATATGAATGCAGCGTCTGATCCTAGGAAAAATCTATTTGTTTTTATATCTAGAGCTGAAGTTTGATTGTTATCCGTATCTGTTTGAAATCTTAAGTAACTTCCACTATGTGCAATCGCTTCTATACCGACACCGTAATACTGTGTTAGTTGGGATGCATCTGATTTTGATAGTTGCATTGATCCAGACCATATTATAAATCCAGAGCCTGTTGCTGCACTACCTGTCGCGTGGTTCCATCCACCGTAATCTTTTGTTCGTATATTAGCCATAATTTAGTCCATTACTCCTTGTAGTATTATTCCGCCTCCAATAGTAACCGTCCCGGTAAGTACATTGTTGTCACCATCAATAAATAAATTACTTCCTACGAAATCTAATGATTGTGTTGTTAATGTGATATTAGCTATCTCACCTAAAGTGTTATAAAATTCAAACTTAAAATCTAATACATCATCTGCTTGGGGCGTTTGTATTGGAAACTCTAGGAATGTGTGATTAGGTGTAAACCCATAATCATTTGCTCCTTCGAGCTCGACGTTTGAAAAATGCCACTTTCCTCTCGTTACTGCGAAAACTAAATGTGCAGTGGTATCTAATTGTGGTGTGTATACAAGTTCTAATAATCGCTCGTCTATGCCAGATGTTATGTTAGGATTAATCATTTGAGCTGTATTAGAGGTAAATCCAGCTGGAATTTGTATAGATGGGCTTAACCCCGGAGTAGCTCCAGCTAGTCCGAACATTGCTGGGACATTAACAGGTGCAGAGGATAGCACGAGATTTGAAATATTAAGAAATTGTGATACGTTTGTAACAAGGTTAGGTGCTGTATTCTCAGTCTCTAATGTTATAAGTTTATGTCCTAGATTACGCTCATCTGTTGATCCTATATTACTACCTGATATGTAAATGTCCACCAGTGATGATGATACCTGTGTTGGTGTATCCGACTCTGCTACAACTTTAAATTTAACTTGATACTCATTGTCTTTGTAAATATCGACACCCGTCTTTGTTACCACTTTAATAAATGGATCTGTTGCTAAGGGTGCAGATGGGTAATTTGTGGATCCTACCAGTCCAGTACTGCCTGATATAAGCATAGATGATATCATCTGTGAATCGTCATGTTTGCAGTACGGGGTGTGGCTAGGTTGATTTACAGAAGATGATGCCCAGAAATTATCTACAATCGCTTGACTCTTGAAATCACCCATAGGATCATATGCTAATGCAGATGACACATTTATTAATAAATCTCGTTCTTGTAGTATCTCTTCACTCACTGCTTGAAAATCAGCATACCCGTGACTTTTCATATATGTTTTTATTGAATGCACCTTTCCAACAATTGGATCGATATTTTTTAATGTTACGCTTGCAAATGATTGTGAATTTAATGAACCAGTTGCGTATGTAGCTTCCTGCTGCCATTCTATAGTGTAGTTAGATATCGGTCCAAATGATGTTACAGGGTATGCAGAGTTAACTGTTGATACCGCGGGTGATGCATCTGCTCTACCGTCACCGGTAGTGTCGACTTGAGTGGTAGTTGACTGTACAGCCAACACATAGGGATCAACCTTGAGTGTTGTGCTATTAACAACTTGCGTAATATAACTTAAGTACTCGGTAGTAGCTTCAGGCTGTAGCTCGTAGTTGGTGGGGAGTGAGAATCCAGGTGTGGGGATTTTTAACAACCCTCCAGCCATCGATGCAGAAAAGTTAGCTCCTGTGATTGTCATATATGCATCGCCGTACCCGCTGTATGTGTATGATACATTACCAACAGTTTGTGTAGCTACTGATTGCCCTGATGTGTATGTTTGTGTTAAGTACTCTCTCTCGTATTCAAATATTTTTACACCGGGTATTGTTTGAAATAATATAGGTGTTTTGTTAACAGCTGACGGCTCTATTACTAATTCACGAGACCATTTCACATTAGGTTGATTGCGCCAGTTAACAGGTATATCTCTACCATCAGGTCGAAGTATTGCAGTCCCTAGGACCTGTATCTTACCAAGCCCTGGTGGTGTTTCTGGATATATCCAAATCCCAATTACTAACCTACCTGTCGCGTCGACAAAGTTGTTTACATGGTGGTATACAGCTTTTCCGTTTATATCAGTGACTTGGATTGAAATGTCCGTACCGGCTTTAAGTAGTTGATTATTACCGTATATCTTAAACATGTTCTTACCGGCTGTTAAAACATCAGGTACATCATCTAATCTAAAATATGTTGAGTCAAACTGTGATTGATTAATCAATACAGTGTTATTAAACTCAGGTCGTAATTTACCTACGCGGCGTTGTAGCATGGGACTCTCCAGTATATCTACCTACTTTATGCAGGTATCACATATAAATATCTAACGGTTAATAAATAACGTTACTTATGCTACCTGTTCTGTTGATTTCTATAGTAGTATCTACCATATCACGCATTATATCGATATGTGATATAATTAGTATAAAATCAAATTGAAGTTTTAGATAATCGAATAGCATTGCAATCGAATTAATATTATTAGTATCTAGATTACCAAACCCCTCGTCAATTGCTAAAAACGTTGGACGCGGGAGACTTGATATGTTATTTAATGCTACCCTAATTGCTAAGGATGATACAAACTTTTCCATTCCAGACGTCATCTCTAATGGCCATTGATTATCATCACCGTACTTAATGTATGTTAATATATTCTTACCATCTACATCGAATATTAATTTGAAGTCAACAATTTGGGATAATATATTATTTATTTCTTCCTCTATGTAAGGTAGTGTATCAGATATTATTTCATAAGGTATACCGTCTCTCTGAATTGCATCTAGATAATATTCGTATGCTTTCAGTTTAGTCTCAAGAGTATGTGCTTTTTTAATCTGCGTGTTTATACCTTTAATGTGAGATCTAAGAACCTTCACATCACTGTAGCATAGTTGGCACTTACTATTAATAGAATTCAACTTATGGTTAAGTGTGTTTTCAACACTTGTCAGGCCTTCTATAAGTTTATTTATTTTTCTATTCTCTTCAATTGCCTGTATGTTACTATGGTATGCTTTTATCTTTTTATTTATACTACTCACAGTATGCTCCAGACCTGTGCGCTTATCTTTGGCTTGGTAGTAGGCTATCCTTCCTGCGCTACGCTCTCGATCAATATTAGCTAATAGGTTACGAATTTGTTGAATTTTATTATAATCATCTACAGCAGTGCTATTGTTTTCAATATGCTCTGTGTATGTGTTCAATTCTGCTAATACATGGGTAACTTGTATTCGATCTTGCTCTAATGCAACTTTTATACCTTCTGACATTTGTATGTATTCACTCTCCCTCTTTACACAAAAGTCACATGTAGGATCGAAATCACTATGTGTTTCTAACTTATCTATCTTATGCTTGACTTCTAACTTAAGATGGTCCCGGGTTCGTTCAAGTGTAGTTGTCTTCGCGATAGTCTCATTGTATAGTGTATATCTCTCATTAACGTCCTGAACATCGTATGCTGTTAATATTTTGTTAGCTTTGCTAATTTTCTCTTTATTAGCGTCTGATATCTTTTCGTCTATATCTAACCGCGTATTAATTGTTGCTATTTGATTTTGTAATCCTATAAGTTCAAGCTCTAACAAGTTCACATCATCGAGGGGTACTCGCTTATGTAATGTTTTTGTTTTTGTTAATATATCCTTCTGTACTGCAGAGATTTCTGCTTCAGTGACAGACTTCTCAGCTTCATACTCTACATGTCGCTTAACATCGATCTCTAATTTCTCCTCTGTATCGACGAGTTGCTGTGAATAATCTGTGCTACCGAAGTCTTTTAGCAGAGCTTGAACATCTCTTATCTCATCATTAGCTAAACTATACAACTCTTCAAATACAGCTATATCTAAGAACTGTGATAATAAGTCCTTCTTCTCGAACTGTGACTTATCAATAAACCCTGTGTTATTGTTTTGAACAGAAAGTGCAGTTAATACAAAGTCATCATACTGACCTAGATACCCTTGAATGTTTTTATCTGTCTCTCTGCGTTGCTCTCCATTGAGAGACACGTTATTTCCATCTTCATCGAGATACCAGAAATCTACATCAACACGTACCTTTCCCTTCATCCAACCCTTTGAAATGCGCTTTGCTGTACGTTCAATAAAATAATCTGTACCATCGATCTCGAAATTTAATTTACAGTGGAAATTATTTTTCTTATTATTCATTATGTCTGTAGCTAGCTTACCTCTACTACATCTATCGAATATACAGAATGCAATTGAATCCAGAATAGCTGACTTACCGGCATGGTTCGGAGCAAATATTCCTACCACATCTTTAGCTTTAGTGAAATTAATAGAATTGCCGTCTCCATAACTAAACATATTTGAAAATTCAAATGTCTTTAACTTCCAGGTAACAGAGCGGGTTATATCTTCATTCTGTAAAAGTTCGTTTAATGTTTTATTTATAGATCTAATTTGACGCATCATGGCGTCGTCAACATCGTGATTTTTATCTATGTACTCTTGTAGTAATTTATTCTGATAATTTATATCGCGGACATCACGAGTCAGAGCTCTACTTGTTGTTGCATGACCTTTTATTTTATCTTGCTTAATGATAACTACATCATTAGCTTTGCACTTCTTTTTTATAACCTTCAGTATGTTTTTAACCTCTGCTTCTGTAGTATTCTTTGTACGCAGTCGCACTCTAGGATATTTTGGTATATCGTCGATGGGAGGTAAGATACCGTCCTTTATATCAATGGTATAAAATCCATAGCTGTTAGGTATGTCTGTATATTTTGGTTTTCGTGTCTTAACATCCCATACAGCAAATCCATGGTGCTTAAAAGCTTCACCGAAATTTTGTTGGATTAGTGACCCGGGGTAGCATATGGTTTTTGCTTTATCAACATACTGACGCTTGTGAATGTCACCTAATAGGGATAAATCGTATCCATCAAATAAATCAGCAGTGTACTCATCACCTGTTACTTCGTACCCAATGTCTGTCTTCGATGACTTAACAGGTCCGTGGAATAGTGCAATCTTTGTATCTGCTTCAAAGGTGTTTGCTTTGATAAATGTAGATGGGTGGTCAAATATACTAAATACAGTAAAGTGAACATCTCCAAATTTATAAATACCAGAATCTTTTAGGTAGTGTAAATCTTTATGATTAATATTATCAATTATAGGCGTCAGTGCATCTAGCCTACTAGTGTTGTTTAAGTTTGTATCATGGTTACCTGTAATTACTATGGTTGGCCTGATGTCCGCTAACTTCTTGAAAAATTCAGATGTTATAGCTATTAACTCTGGAGATATGTCTGTCTTGTTGTGCACGATGTCACCTGCAACATATATTAAGCTATTAGTAGGCAGTGCTTTAGCCGCTTTGTATAGATGCTTAAACACTTCTCTATATTCTTTATGTCGTTGGTAGTTACGTATATGTATATCTGCAACGTGTAATATTTTATCTACTTTTTGAAATCCTGTATTAATTGTTTGTATCATCCAAACATACTCCCTATCTTTTTTAACATTAGCCCACTACCAGTAATATAACTAGTTAGCTGCGCTTTATTTATCATATTAGTATATCCAAGGTCGGATGGATCTTTATCACCTAACTCTATAAGATATACATTGACACCATTATCAATAAAGTATTGACAAATGTCTAGCGCTTTTGCTCTCGCATCTGAATCTAATGCTATGTATATATCTTTTACCTTACGCTCAATAATTTGCTTTTTAAGGTTGTCTAATATTATTTTTCCAAACAATGGTATAGCATTGCGCTTTACTGCTATTGCATCGAACACTCCCTCAACTATTGTTATTGGCTCGTCCCAATTTATAAACAGCTCAAACCCAATAATATCTTTTGATACTTTTGGATTTTTATGCTTGAATGTTGAATCCTTGTAATAACTCCTACCAGTAAAAAAGTTTAGCTTACCATCCTTATTATAGCTAGGAATTATTATCATCTTGTCGTATTGTCCAGATTCACAGTACCCTATACCATACCTTACTATATCCTCTCGTGTTACACCTCTGTTTTTTAAGTACATCAGTGCATTACGGAATTCTGGATTAGTTTTGTTACCGTTAAGTATTAATTGAAATTCTGGAGGGAGTGATACGTGCTCTGCTACTGCTTCCTTTACAGGAATGTAGGACCCTGTATAAGTTGCTAAATCTTTAAGTTGTGAGACAGATGCACTAATCTTTTTAAACAATGTGTGTAACTTCCTACCTTTAGCATTACACACCCAACAGTGCCAATACTCTGTATTCAAGTCAACCTCCAATTTATGCTTATAGTGATTGCATAAAGGGCACTTGAATGACATGTTATTACCAGATGTCTTCTTAGATCGACCCAGTACTGTTTCAAGTAAACTTAACAAACTCATAGCTTAATATAAGAAAATTAATTCAATTAACCAACGATTTCGGTGACTATTTTCTTAATAGCAGTATCAACCTTCACGTTACCAAAGCGGCGGGGTCCTATACAGTCGTTGTAATATATATCGTTTGACGCGACATGGAATCGATGATGTAGGTTTTCCTCTAAATAGTTAACCTGACCTTTCGTGTTGCCTAATATAAGAATTTCAAATCGAAAATGCAACTTTCCTATCGTATTTATATCTTTATTTAATTCAATAGAAGAGCCTGTATATTCTCTCCAGTTAGAGTCTTTACGTGTAACCTTGCGACGCTTTTTACCTACCACCTTTGTACGACGTGTTGTGCCGAAATACTTCCGTCCAATATACTTTTTATCTGATTTAAGATTTGTAATTATGTACACGAACCCAAAGTACCCTTTAGGCGCTTCTTCTAGCGTTTTATTTTTATATAACCAATGACTCATGTATTACAGTATTATGCTCCGTATGCACAGGAATTTTTACCCGTCTTATACGGCGTCGGGTGAGTTCCTCCTTTAGGATGTGAATGCCCACATTTGTGACAGCACCCTGATTCACCTTTTTTAAGTCTCTCATCAATCTTGGGATGGTAACCTAACCAGACATTTTTAACGTCACCAAAGGATTCACCATCTCCTTTTAATTCAGCTGCTACGATGTTATCTGGAGTTCCATACCAGTAAGCGACATCGTATCCACCATCCTCTTTCCATCTAACAATCAATCCACGTTCATGTTCATCTGTATCAGCCTGCAATATAATCTGCTTACCTTTTGGTAATTTGAGATCTGATTGTACTTCTTCTCGTATTATATGTTTTAATTTAATCATCGTGTATATAAATATCTATGTATCAAATTGAACGTTAAAAACTATGTCTAGGTCTGTGGGACTCTTTACAGGGTTAGCTAACTTACTAACTGCTAATAGCTCATTTGAATCATTGTATAGTCCAATAGCTGCGATGTATGGTGCAAACGTAGAAGCGGTAGCGAAGCCTTTTAATTTAGGATTGTTCTTATCTTCATTGGTACGGGCAGAAGGGTTGAGTGTTACGTTGTATTCCTCGTCTTCAACAACACACTGATAATTATGTATTGTAAGCTCTTTTGTACCTTTAAACTGCAATGTGTAATCATCTATAAGTGAATCATAAGATCCAGATGAATCAGTTATAACTGCTATACCGTGATTATAAAACACATTACCAACAATATCAGAATCACGATGGTATGTCTTAAGGGATAATATCTCATCTGTTGTAAGAGCTTTGTTAAATAATCTATATTGATTGATATCACCTTTGAATGGGTATACAAAATTTTCGACATGTTTTATAAATCCAGGACTATCTTTCACCTGCGTTTTGGATGTCATCCCGTAACGTCTTCTTGCGCCTATATATATGTCTGATATGTCGTCATATATAGCTTCGTTCGCGGAAGGATCAGCCTTTGCAGATTCCTGTAATGTGCCATCCATCCATAGTTGAAGTGACCCGGTCGCGACTTGCAGGACAACATGGTGCCACTGTGTATCGTTAATAGCAGATGATGTCACTGTTGTAATTGATCCTCCCTTCCCGCGTAAAAATCTTAATTTACCTTTATTACTTGCATCTGAACTGTTGTATATTTGCAGTTCCCATGGCACAGTGTATTGCTTTTCCCTAGATGTTGTTATTACGTTATACGCGTGGTCTTGTAACACTCGGTTCATTGTTCCACCGAACCTGGGGTTGTTTGGACTCCACCCTCCAATAAAGCTAGAGGTAACAGATTGTGATAGTGGTGCCTTTACCCAAAGCGATAAAGCAAAGTCAGAATCCCATCTACGCTCATTAGCACCTAAGATTAAAGAATTCTCTATACGGACTACACTATTAGATTCAGATTCAATACTTTGTGAGCCATGTAATGTTAAGTACGTTTGATTATTTGTTCCCCACTCACCACTAGTAAACCTATTAAATGTTATATTTGTGCCGATAGGTTCAAGTGGTCCATCAGAGATGTCAATTAATCTGCTATCACGCGTGCTATAAGTATACCCTACGCTAGGGTTGGTTGTTTGAAACTTCCACCCGTCGTTAAAATCACATTTAAGTATATAGTCACTCTTTGTAAAATTTTTAAACGAAGGTCCTGTCATTGCTGTGATTTTGCTATCTCGTAAGTTACCAACACCATCATCATACAATGTAGCTTTTGCACTACTCATAGTAAACGAATGTTCTTTTAATCGCTTACCGAAAATGTTTGACGGAATACTTATTACGTGGATGCGGCTATTCAAATCCCTAGTCTGGTGTATTAAGTATTCTGGGTCTCCTGACTTTGTAGTATTCTCTACATCTGTATAGTATAGATGGTGTATTGAATCAAAAATCTCTCGCTTGTAATATCCTTTTGTGGTTAAAGCTTCTAGAGCTATATTAGCACATGCGGTATCACTAATATCCCAATCACCGCGGGAATAGTGACCACTGTAACTTACAACACCATATGTGCCAGCTGTCTCGTCTGTTATAGTCCAAGACTTGTGAGCAACATGCTTCTTGGTTAGTGCAGTTGTTTTAACCGTTTTATATACAAACATTTACACACCCCTTAATGGTCAAGTTTTACACGTAATGTTGTTTCCCTCTCGAAATTTTTGAGTAATGGCTTACTTAACTTTGCGATAGCAAGGAGCTCATTAGTCTCGTTGTATAATCCAACTGTTGTTATATATGTTTGTGGATTCTGTATAAATGAATTATGTAATAGCTGTCCGTTCAATTGACCATTAGAGCCTGTTCGTTGATAAGTGTGATTTGTAGAATAATTATATTTTAGATTTTTTGCTCTAACAAAATAGTGTGTTGATGTTACATCTTCCTCAGCTCTGACAGCGAAATACTTACCTCTGTTAATAGCATTGTAAAGCTTTCCGTTCATTTGATCGTATGTATTTACTCCATCGGCCACTCCGTTTAAAAGCTTCAACCCTTTTGTAGAGTGCGGTCCTGAATCTGTTACCATCTTGTTGCCTGAATAAGCCATAATGCCTAGTTCAGGGTAAAATAATCCCCACTTGTGTGTGTTGGCTGAGGCATCTGTATATACTCCAGCCGCTTCTGATCCACTTACTATATTATATACTAAATGTCCATTTACAACATTACCGTTTGATACGGAGCTGTCATCCATTACCTCTAATATACTTGTTGTATAGTGTCCTGCAGAAGCTGAAAGGTGCATAAACCAATTCCCAGCATTTAATCCTTGCTTATACCTCGCTCTATTCATAGTCACAAAATACATTCTACCTTGACTGGTGCTTTCACCGTCTATAAATAAAGTTGTGTTTGTTGGGTTGTCTAATAATATATTTCTGAATTGTGAATACACTGCTTTGGTTGGTGTAAATGTCGATGTTGCACCGGTTTGCTTTACTGAACCTGAACCTTGAAATTGTCCGTATGCAATACTGAATTGTACTTCAGAAGTTGCTAATGCTGGATTTGCATTATACAGCTCCCATTGGTACACCCCAGCTGCGGATGCGGTTTGGGCAGAAGAAGTGTGAACAGCTGTTAAGCTTCCTACATTACCTGTAAATGCAGTTGATGTAACACCTTGTACTACATTACCTATAATTATATCGTCACTATTAAATTGTGTATATGCCATTTTGTATTTCCTAGTCTAGGGTTGGATCTTTAGAGATTGTTACCGGTATTGTTACTGTACCACCTGTACTGACGCCGGTTATTGTCAATGTTGTCGATTGTGTTTGTGTTATTGAATAAGCAGTTAACAAAACAGTTGTACCTGTTATAGTTGCTGTTAGCATATTTCCAGTTGCAGCAGATGATGCAAGTGCTGTTGTAGGATTATTTGTAGCATAATTTCCACCGGTAGGAGCTGCTCCTCCACCTGCAGCTTCAAACGCGGAAGCTGGTCCTGTTGGTGCCGTCGCAGCTGCTTCTAGTGATATTTTAACAATATCTGAATTACCAATTGTGAACGTATACCCAGCTGTGTTAGCTCCATTGATGTTTAATGTTTGAGGAGAGATTACTATTGTTTGCCCTGGAGCTGTTAGAGCCACAGCAGACTGTGCTACTGTAACAACAGGAAGGACTTGCGTGTTCTTTGGGAGTGTGACAAGCTTGTTTGTAAGAGCTTGAGTGTCGCTAGTGAATGCTTCTAGTAATGGCATTCGCTCTATTGCTTCTCCATAATACGCTGTTCCTAGATTGTGCCCTGTATCGTACAGTGCATAGTTAATTTCATCATCACCTAGCGCGAATTTTGTAATGTTTAATCGGCCTTCTGCTAGACGCTGTCTTCCAAGTTTTGTTAAAACGGCGTCGACTGTGACTGATGTATTGTCTAAATATCCCATGTTTACTCTCCTATTGTTATATATTATAAATATATAGTTTTTTTATTTTTACCCTATCTTACGTTAATGTTTGCGTTTTGTACCTGCTGTGGGTTGTTAGGTCCGCTTCCTACTGGACTAGTTGTTGATCTACCTTGGTTTGTAGGATTAAAAGGTGTAGGTGCTACCTGTATTATGTTTGGATTAACCAACTGATACTCTGCAACCGGTCCGCCATCTATGGTTTGTGTGCTACCTACGTTCCAGTCCGGTGATGTTATTTTGGTGCCATCTATTAATAATCTTCGCTGTGCGGGACTAGAAATATAGTTAGGTAGTATGTCAATAGACTTTGGATACAACGATGATCCATTTATTCTTCCTGCAGATCCTGTTACACCAGTTATACTTGTTGGTACTTCATGTACACGGGGTCTATGATATATATTATATGTTGGTACAAATTTGAAATCTTCACCTCGTGACCATATAGCTGAGCTTGATACATATGTCTGCAATCCAGATTCGGTTGCTTCACCAAATACATCGCGTAAGTATGTACTACCTTCATATAAATTGTAGTGGTCGTTTGAACCACTTCGTTGACGTGAAGGTGCAGCTCCTATACCCATTGTTGTTGTAAGCGTGCCGTAATTAGAACTATTAAACTCCTGTGTACTTGGAATATCACTTCCAGTACAGATAAAGCTGGTGCGTATGGATATGCTGGATGTATAAAAGGTTGTCTCTTGTGAAGCTGACAGCGGTTGATTTAGTTTATGTCGTTCAAGTAAGTTTGGTCGAATTTCTATACCAACAATAGCGTCAGCCCTTGCAGGAATCATATCTTCGATCTGCTTAAACAATCCTTTGTTAAACGACCGTAGGTAAGATATGAAAGCCATTACACTGTTACCTTCACTGTACTTTTTGAAGTAAAGATTTTTTGTATTACGTAATGATGTATATTCTTGCTTATAAGCGTCACGGGGATCGCCTATATAATCATCTAAATCAAATCCTCCAAACTGCATTGCTATATCTGTATCAATTTGATCAGCTGGTGATAGTACAACAGATACATCTTCTGAGTCTATTGGATTAGAATCAAAGGATGATACTTCGAATGAAACATCTCTTGCAAGTTGATTATTACGTAAAGTGTTGTCTTCTATTCTAACCTTGTTTGAATGTTTAGATGGACCTGCTGTGTGCGGTACCTTTACATAATAGGTTTCTGATTTAGGTGAGTAGGGTACATTATCAGAGAAGCCGGAGAAGGATATATCTTTACCAATTCCTCCATGGGTCCACGTTAAGTTATGTGTGTTGGGTATTGAGCTTGTCACAGCTGTTGTTGTGACATGGTTATATGTTTTACCGTCTGTGCCGAGTGGGTGTCTAAGGAGTAGATCGTTATAAGCCATTTCAACAGTGTTACCAACCACAGATGTTGGTGCAAGTGTGTGTTGATGGAATGCATTGTCACTTAGGTACTCTGCCCAACCTCGTATTTCTTGCATAGATCCAGAATAGGATAAGAAACCAGGTGTACCATCTGCCGCCAAGTGAGTGCCCCATAGTGCAAAGTCATCCGCACTCCAAACAAGGGAATAGGATTCGCTATTACCCATAACTGTGCCCGATGATTGATGTGTTATTTTACCACCACCATGTTCCGATGCCTTTGCACATCTAATTACAAAACTCTGTGATTTGGGTGCAGTTGTTACACCTGTGTACGGGTGCTCTGTAACGCCGAATGATACATTCCACCAATCATTGTCATAAATAGGTAGGTATGCGGTTGATGATGATATTGCAGGCTGTCCATCAGAGGCTGATATTTCAAATACAAATCTCCCGTACTGTGCATAAGCGGATGCTGATCCAGCTGTAATTGCTGCAGCTGTGTCCCATCCTATAGCTGAAGAGGAGTGCTCCATCCTGACTTCCCACTTTGGACCTAGCCCGGGATGGTTTAAAGAGCGTGCGATATACTGGTTCCGTTGCTCACCTGTGTCAACACGTACCTCATACATTGATAGTGCTCTATTAGATGTACCCGGTGTTGTAAGTGAGTTTACAGTCGAGCTATTAGCTCCCTGCTTGAAGTAGTGGTGGTGAGTGGCTGCATAATCATTTGCACCATCCATGTCTAGAGCGTAAGAAAACTTTTCTATCGCTCGCTTGTCATCTGCTCGACTAGCTGGTGCACCTCCGTACTCATCGATATTTAATATTGTTAGAGGAATTCCATATGCAGATAGCAACGCGCGAATACCTCTAGCTGTACCTTTGGTTTTTAGTAGGAGTGGTAAATTATTTAATAAACGTTTCCATGTTTGCTTTTCTATATCTTCAGATGAATGTGACTCTTTAACCACATGTGTTAATGTTTCACCAGAACTGGATGCTTGATATGTTCCTGTGCTGTCTGTTCCTAGTGCATACTCCCACAGGTCCGCTGTACTGTGTCCTGGGTACAAGTCCCATCCAAATGATTTTGCAACATCGAATAATAAATCTTTTGAGAGGCCTACATTAATTGATTCATCACGATTGTATGATTCCTCTAGCCCTTTAATATGTAAATACACTTCATCGAAGTGCTCTCCCACCATATCGAAAAATAGTTGGTAGCTTGATTGCTCAGGGTCGACTCTTATAAATGTTGGTATTACATTACGGAGTGCAGATTGATTTTGTTGGTCCCAAAGTGATGCAGAAATTATCTGATTATTATACCATGCTTCTCCTTGTGATGAAGTTACAGAGTATAAATTATAACCAATTCCAGTCTTTGTGCTTGTGGATTTCGGCCAAGTTGCTGGTGGTAATGTTTCTACACCATCTGAGCTATAAATAGTTTCTGTGGAGTGTGATGTATAATATAAATACTGCTCATATGGATTAAAGCTATTTATTATTCCGTTGTGTAGTTTATCATACTGAACCTTGTTTGCAAGTAGTGTTGCAGAACCAGTGACTGATGAGTCAGTTCCAGCAAATCCAGTTGCAACAGCAGATGATTTTGAACTGTAGTGCTCTATACGTGACAGCTTATAATTAAAATTTCGTACCCTCTCTTCTGCGGAGCTGAAGTGTACAAAGTTCTTAAACTGTCTATAATCAATGTTTGTTCGGATTAATCCATCGTCTGTTAGTATTTGCTTTTCTAACCTAGTTTTTATTCCATCGACAGTGCCAATTAGATCTGTCTCATTCTTAATGGTGGTACCCTTGCTGGCATTTTTAGTAACGTCAAGCCTTAGGTTAGGACCTCGTAATTTTGTAATTACTTGATTAAGTATAATTGGTATATCTATCTCTAGAGGTATAGTGTAAGGTACAAATAGTGGGCGCTGGACCTGAAGTATCGATCTTGCGCGCAAGGTCTTTGGTGCAGGTGAGGCTAGCTTAAATATGATTGTATCAAATGAATCGACGACTGCTTCACCTTCAACCTGTCGTGGAGTGTATTCATGATGCATCCAGTTTATTGATATTAAATCTATAGGCTGTCCGTCTGACTTAAGTGCTCTTAGTTGAACAGGCCAAATGTCTTTTGTCGATTCGAGACGTCCACCTGTTGATGTGTTGTTACGCCAACCGATTTGGGTGTAGTTTGTTGGATCTACCATTCTAACACCATCAAACCGTTGTTCACTATCATTACCAAACGGAAGATCTAGACTCGATCTGTGCGCGTCGTAATCTTCCATCGTAGTAAACTGTATACTAGCTATAACACTATATACACCTGATGGTGAAAAATATATCGTAGGGCTGTTGGGATATTTCCAGTACCTCCCTCTAACTGGGATTGTTTTTGGTGACTGGGATTCGTAAAAATCACTGAAAGAGTTATATGATGAGTTTGCGGATTTAACTCTAACCTCTGTACGAGATCGTGAAAACTCAACAACTTCCAGTCCTGCAAATGTGATAGCTCCTGGACCAACATCTTCAGGGGTCAGTTCAATAGTTGAATTTACCTCGTTGTCGAGGTCGTTATAAATATAATTCCTGTACCCACGTATTCTGATAGAGTATTTCCCAGATGTCTTACTAAACATCTGTGTTAATATAGAGAACGTATCAACCTGTAATCTTCCACCTATGTATGCAATGCCAGGTATATTAGATATATGCTCTACAATAGAGGTGGTAGACTTTCCATATTGATCAAGTAGTTCAATTTGAAGCACATCTAAAGTAGATGGTGCGTCGAGATAGTTGTAACCTTTGGATACTTCTATTTGTGTTAACAGGTTAGGATCAAAGGCTGGGGATGCATACGAATCTAACTGTAGCGATGTATCTTCCACAGGTGTTAATATAGGTGCTACAGGAGCTCCTGCCTTGGAGGTATTTACAGCTGTCTGTGTGTACGGAGGATCGTTAGTTATGTTACTGGCCATGGTTATGTTCCCAAATCTTTGTGATCATACGAAATTACTACTACGCCCAAGTCAATTGGCTGTAATGGTGTGTCTAAGTTTAGCTGCTGCTCTGTGTAATCAAGTGTACTTTGCCAGAAGCGCGATTTCTTTCCCTGCCCTTTCAATCTAACTTTAAAATCAATATACATCTCTAATGTGAACGGGCCGGGCTTCTTTTGGAATTTATACAATTTAGAAGAGCCGAAATCCTCTTCGTCACAGAATAGTGCAGAAGCTCTCCCTTCTGTCCAATCTGTTACACCGAAGCTCGAGAGATCACCACCACCTTGATTACGCAGAGCTTGCTTTATTCTACCGTTCTCGTTAAACATTTCAGGAAAGGAAGGCATCGCGTCTTGGTGATTTTTATCTCCAAAGTTCCCTATTCTGAATTTCCACCGGTCGTATATTTCTGTACCTGATATGTAGTCTACCCGTTGATTGTCGATCTTGAATGTAGCTTTTGCCTTTCGGAATTTTCTTCTTTTTGATTTACCATCACCAAACCCGCCAAACTTAAATCTAACATATATATCTCTTGGACCATATCTAGGATCTGGCCAGAATACTGCAGAGCGATGGTTTTCGTTAGATGCATCTTCAACGGCTACAAACTGTCCCTGAAACGTTGATGTGAAGTTATCTATTTCACTGTCACCACCAATTAGTGCTCCGTCGTCTGAGTCGATTGCTGCAAACTTGATCTGTTTACTTTTAATCCCTGCAGTATTTTTCGCTTCAATTGTTAACAGCTTCGGTACAATTACAGCTTGGTCACTGTGTACTTCTACCGTACGTGACAGTGCAGATAGATCCATATACCATCCGCGATGTACTTCTTTACCATTTAGCTTCCATATGATGTTATCATCTGATACCATCACTGGTTTCATCTTTCCGTCGTCATCTGGCTCATAGTGACTTATTGTTCGCTGTGTGTAGAACAGTGCAGGGTCGTCAGTAAAGAACACATAGGTTGGGTCTAGGGTAGCTACCTCAGGCCATTTGTGGACTTTCGCCCAATTTTCTATTGTCCATTGATTTAATGACGTTATTGTAGGATCTTTAGTCTTGTCTGTTATACCTCCGTAATTATGTATACGTGACCAATTTGCAACATAGACCTCGAGATTGATTGGAGGTGCAGAAGGGTACACAATTGGTTTAGGTAATAGTTCATAAATTATATCACTGCCCATATCCAACACATCGCTCTGATCAAATATTGGATTTGGTACATTCCTAATAATAATGTTTTCAGTAGGTGCTATGTGATTAACGAGATATCCGTTCTGCGGAATAATCATATTACTAAGCAAATTTTCAGGTAGCTCAGATGGTTCTGTTGTCTCTGGTATCCATCCATTATTCACTCCCGTGCTAGAGTTTTCGCTCTCAGCAATCATCTCATCAGATTGCTTGTTGGTGCTAGTAGGGTCAATATTGTTTATATATACAGCCATACTACTTCACCACTTTAAATAATGTAGTTGATTTATAATACCTTGATGCTATTTCATTTACACCGCTGTAGAGATTTACTTTAAACTCTAAAGCATAATACCTCTCTGGAAATAATCCGCTCATATCTATATCAATACAGTTTCTTGTAGAGCCTGTTCTACCAACATACGTAGCATCTTTGTTATGCTTGTATACATACTCACCTGTTGCATTATCTATAATAGCGTATGAAGAAGATTGTGGTAAGTAATGTCTATTAGTAGACCCTACTGATCCAGCCTGGGATCTTGCTCCACCTTTAATTGTTGTATCAATAAAGATCCGTTCCTGTGAATTTTGCTTGTATTCTGATCTTAATCTCGGTTGGATATCTACCTCATCTTCAATACCGATCTCAGTACCTGTTGTTGTTGTAAATGCATGTGATGCGTTATCATACCTCGCCTCTAGCCGTGGAGAGTATATTGTGTTAGTGTTTCTTCCATAATAGTAAAGGTTACCTTGAATAGAACTATCGTCTTCCTGTGAACCACTTCTCTTTAACAGAATACCATAATTTGTATGAGTAGCAGTATGCCAGCTCTGAACAATATCTGTTATATCAATCTCGATGTCACCTTGTACATCTACAAATGTTTGCACAGCAGATTCATTTGCATTTGATCCTGAATAAAAGTACCCTCCAGCATCGGACCATAATGTACCTGTAGTTTTACTATCTGAGTACTTCCAGCTTGCACCATCTGTTGTAAATGGGTTATGTGTAGATTTACCTGCACCATTTGACCAAGCGCTACGTAGTGGGTGAGTTACTAATGCATATTCTAATTGTACATCCTGCTCTTCTATTATAAAGATTTTAAGAAAGTACTTCAAGCCTCCTGAAGCAGCATCTGTAGTAATACTTTGTGCAGCTAAAGAGGCTGATAAGGTGGCTGTGTTAAATTGTAGTATAGGCCTTGTTACTGCTAGCGGGCCAAAAGAGCTTGAGACATATTTTGTTACCTCAAGTATTGGATCCTTCCCAGTGTTAACACTTTCGGATGATTGATACAATGTTGCGTCTTTGAATGGAAATAATGTTTTTATCATATCTGCCTTTAGTATGTTACTACCTTCCCTGTGATATCCTTTGCAGGGTATTTAATTTCAAATACCGATGGATCAAGTGATGGGTATATAACATCTTGATATGTTGCTTCACTAATATCGTACCTATGTTCAGAGTAATCACCATTAAATAAATTGCTGACTTTCACATCTGTTACAGATTGTACACCTGTGATGTTTGCTAAGCATAGGTATATGTCTGTCTTATATAGTGCACTAGAAAAACTTAAATTATCAGTAGTATATTTTTTCTGAAGTGCCTTTATACATCTGAACAATACAGCGTTAGAATTAGCACCAGGTAGTACAGTTATCTCAAAATCAATACCTACGTTAACAATATATCCATCTTTTATATTTATCGCGTCTGTTAACATTCTATACTGGGATAAATATGTTCTCAAGTTTTCTTTTGCTGCGGTAGGGAGTGTAGTTAATTGCTTATTAGCGTTATATGCTAATACATACATGTTTACTGCCAATGGATTAGTTACTGACTCTTCTGATGCAAGCATTTGCTCATCTGATGCTACGTAAGCTTTTGCTACTGTTCCAAACTTAGATGGCATACTCATAGCTCGTATTACGTAGTCTTCACGCGTTACCATTCTGTTTTGTGTCGCATAATACCCTAGAGCGTTTTGCCGAACATTCTCAAGAGCCTCTGCTCCCATACCACCTGTAGCAGCTTCGGGATTAAGTACAGCAATTGAATTTTCAACTACAGTACGGGGTCCGCTAATTAATGTTTTAGTACGATCAAATACAACTGTATTACTCACTATGTTTTTTATACTATTACTACTCACATTAGCAGCTAACCCATACCCTACTGTATAGGTTATAGTCAATGTTGTGTTAGATGGGGCTTGACCATAAGTATCTGTATAAAGGAAGTTAGATGGATCAAAAGCTTTGTCTAAATTAGATATCCCACCTGGTAGCGTTGAGCCAATGTTTTCAGGGTTAGGAATTATTACCTCGTCATCTTTACCTGCAATACCAGAACCAAACCGCAGCTCTACCTTATTATCAGGAGTGATTCTAGTTATGTACCGCCTTTTGGTTGTCCTTAATCTTAGTATATACGGTGAATCTTTAACACCTGCAGCCCTAGTAGGGTCATTCGCTATATCGTTTACAGATTCATCAAACACTGTTGATTGTGCTAAAAAAGGCACTTCCGTCCAAGGCATACCATCGCTGTCTGTCATTGAATCAATACTTTGAATATTTGTATCATTAACAACGAATGTTGGATACTCTTTTGCACCTCCTACAGGGATTGTTGTAAGTTTCTGATTGCCGCTTAATGCGTTTACATTTTTAGTGAATAAGTAATACTCAGGTCTTCCTGTGTCAGCGTTTGAGTTGTATACGGTTATATCTGTTGGATCAACAGAACTTGAGAAGTTAAAGTTAACCTCCTTTATTGTTCTAAATTTTGTACCTGTAACTGTTGACAGTAACATGCCAGTTTCAACTCTAGGAGCATAATCAAAATCCGGCTTGATATCTGCACCTGTACCTGTTGCTGGTATTAAACAATGTACCTGAATTTTTGCGGTTGCAGGTGATGCTAATTTTGGTTTATATCCAAATGCTTGAGCTATAGAGTATATATTTTTTTTCTCTGTTGCTCTTAACAACATAGTCTCTTTCATTGCATAGTCTGTATAGTATGATAACACATCACCTACATACGATGCCATCTCTATGAACATTGTAGATGGTGAAGCTTCAGTAAAGTCTTTTACAGTTGATGGGAAGTAATTTTTTGCATACTCTATTAGGTTACTCTTAATTCCAGAGAAATCCTTGTGAGTATATCTTACGTCTCGTATATTATTTGAATTATTATATGCCATTACACTTTCACCGCTAAATTTAAAGTATCATCAGCTGGCCAACCTTGCACAGAGTATGTTACTTGTATTAATACTTGATTTTTTTCAGGTGTAGATGTTACATTAACATTACCTAATGTTACGAACGGTATCCACCTCTCCATGGCGTTTTTTATAGCAGCGCGTGCTGCTACAGCAAGTTCGTCATCATATAGTTGCTCGAATAATAGTTGATATAAATCGCACCCGAACTCTGGTTGCATTGGACGTTCACCTTTCATAGTTAATATTAAATTCCGTAAATTATCCTTAACTTGACCAGCTGTATTATAATTTTTACTCCACCCGCCCACATTCAATGGAAACCCTATACCTATTACAGTATTAGGATTAATATCATTTGGGTATATTTTGGGTACTAGTCTCGCCATATCTTACTTTACAATCTTCTTCATTAGTGCACTATAATCACGTGTCAATGCTTTAGTTACAGAAGGATCTACTTTATCTGCAGATACTACTTGTCCGTTATGCCCTATCAATGCAGTAGAAGCCGCTCCTGACCCATCTTGCATTGCTGCGAAACCAGCTCTTGCATCTACACCATCAAATGTTCCCATTGTTGGATATGCTTCTGTTTCTGTCTGTGTTAACGCTTCTGACAGTGTTAACTTATTATTACTGGTTGATTTTTTTTCTGTTAGTAAATTTCTTACTTCTCGTTGTACTTCTTCTCGTACAATTTTTCTAATTACAGCTGCTAATTTGCTTGTTTTCATGTTGTTAATCTCCACACCTATGGTATATATAATAAATATACAGTTATGTTATTTTTGCTTTAATGCATCCAACTTTGTTTTAATACTCATTACCGATGACTCTATAGTCATGGCGTTTTGAAAGGATGATGCAAAGCTACCTGCTTGAACACTTAGTAGTGTTGATCCTACACCGGGTACGGGGAATGTTTGCTGTGCACTAGCTATTGCCTGTGACTTTACCTCACCTGCTAAAGACTTCACTTGCTCTACTAGATCTGATAATGTGTCTAACACAGTATCAACATCGTGTACCCAAACTTGTGTACATAGTGCTATTGTTTTTTTAGATGATAGTATAATATCAGCTGAACGTGAGCCTATAATAATTCTATCGCTATACAGTATCACTTGACCTGATCCGAATTTATCTCTTGAGCTCTGTAATGTTGCAGGGATGTCAGACTGTAGTGGTATCTCTATATGTTGATCCGATGTCAACCATATACCAGCAGAATCTGTTTCGAAATCTTCCTGGGGTAGATATCCGTTTCGCAATATTGTTATAGGCGAGACTGAGTTTGTTGAACTAATCCACGGTACATCTGTAGTAGGATTTGATGCTGTAAATCTCAAGCTCTGACCAAATCGACCTTGAGTTACAACATCCCCTTCATAGAGATCTAGCGATCTTGCTGATCGTGGGAGAGGTACAAAAGTATTACCTGTATATGGGTCAGAAGTACCTTTTATATATGTAATATTATTTGCATTAAGTAGGTGATTTACCATTCCACGTTCAGATGTAATCCCTGTGTAAAACCAATCACCTGTTACACTATCTTTAATGCAATGTATCTTCTCATTAGGTAATGGTATTGTAAACATGTGAGGGTTCATAGGTGACACCGTTGTTGTCAGCATTCTTCCTTGATCAGTCTTTATTGTTACCTGTACATCACCAACTCCTCTATAATCAGAGGTGTTACCAGCTAATACTTGTACCACACTAGCTATAGCGTGCTCCATATTAGTGAACGATGTCTGTCGATTTGTAGATGGTGTGGTACCTATACTAAGATTAACTAACTCAGGGCTGTCAGAATATTTTGACATTACTTTGACACTCCTACGCGACCTACCTCAGCAATCAACTGTTCCTTCTCAGCGTCTGTTAATATTATACCTCCATCACTTCCACCGGGACGTAAATAAGCTTTCTGTACTATAGCTGCCATCTTAATTAACGCTTCGTCATTCTTTACAGCTATTTCCATATAGTCTTTAATGAGGGGTACTATTATTACAGCATCGCCAATATTTTTAATCATAGGCTTTAGCTCTGTTATAAGTATTTGAATTTGTGTCTCTTTACGTGTTGAATTTGTGTAGATATCTCTCAACAGACTTTCAAATGTTTTTCCCTCAAATATTTCTTCTTGTTTTTCTTCACTCATAGTATTCTCCGTATATATAAATATACAAAAACAAAAAAGCGCCTGGTATTAGCAGGCGCTTTCCTTATTTATTGTTAGTTAACTATTTCTTCACAAAGAATGATGTGATGATAACTAGCACAATCAACCCTACAAATCCACCATTTCCTAGTGCATTTACGAGAGCTGATAAGTTAGCTACAACATCCATTCCAAATACTGTACCACCTGTTAAGACGGTCCATAGAATTGATACTGGGAGTACTGCCATCAAAATTGATAGTAGTCCACCTAGAAATCCTGTTACGTATTTAATTATCGAATCCATTTGTTTCCTTTTATTTTTATTATCTTGTGGCAATATTGCCGTGAGAGCATCGAGCGGTTAATAATTACTAGAACTTAAGACCAAACCCTAATGTAAGGTTTGTTGTCTTGGTCCCTATATTATAAACTACTTTTGGATCTACAAATACATGATCATGTATTGTAAACATTTTACCTAAACCTAGCGCTAAATCATCAACGCTTATTCCATCTGTTGCCACATATGCAAAATACCCTTTGAAGAAGTACCTTGCATGTAAGTTGATACTTAAATCAACGGTAGAGTCTGCTTGTGTAGAAGTAATAGATGCACCAATCATTAGATTCTCTATTACGCCATACCCTACTGTAGGTGATACTGACCAGTCTGTCCATGCGACATTTGAAATGTCCCCTGTGCCTACATACCAGTCACCTTTTTCTTGTGCGTTAGCTGCGAAAATACCGCATACCAACATCACTGTTGTTAAAATTAAATTTCTCATACTTTTTTTCCCTTGTTGTTAAATGATGCTCTTATCTCTCATTTATAAATGTAACCTTTACCTTTATTGTTTATAACCTTTATTATCATAATATACATATCAACCACACTAGGTAGATCTGTATATAATCCATAACCTTTTGTATTCTACCTTTAGTATATTTACAACACGTGTAATATACTGTGTTTTTACATTGACCATCTCGCGGACCATAATGTAAAGTGCTTTTTTATTGTATGTTTCTATATTCTCACAATTCTTAAATATCTCAAGAACTGCATAGGCAATAGGTATGTCTCGCTTATACCTTATTACTGTATCTATATTATTTTCTATATGCTCTATAAATAGGTGATAGAAATCCTGCACCTCGGAACGATCTGATTCACGTATCACTTCATTAACTATGTTACGTTGTGAATCTATCGCGACGACAGGTGCCTTACCTTTCTTGCGATTGTAGTGCTTGTAGTTATTCTGAATCAAGTAATTTTTAGCTACTATGCTAAAGTAGGAAAAAGCTTTACCTTTCTCCTGTGTATATTTAGGTAGCTTCTCTAATAGGAAAGCAATGACCTCGTGCTGTACATCTTTCGTTGCAGCGTCGAAGTGATAGAACTTATACCTATGTATTAAACTCTCTGCCATCTTAGATAGTGGTTTATGTATGTACTCATTAAACACTTTATTGCGTAATGGGTCGCTTACCTCTGAGTTGTATGCTATAATAGCGTTCTCTGTATCTTGTGTAAAGTAAAGCTTGTTCTTTCTAGGACGGCCTCTCTTAGGTCGAGTATCTAAACTTGCACTGAGCTCAGCTTGAATTTTACCTATCTCAATCTGCTCGTAGAATAAATTAACCGGACTACTTCGCATCTGGTGACTCTTGTATATACTTACTACGTAACATATCTATTTCTTGTTTTAAATCTTTAAACACTGCACCTGTTTCATCTTCCGATTCAAACAGCCCTCTACTATCTATGGTTTGCATATTAGCATATGCTTGCTCTATACTGACTAACACATCTGCTAATGTTAATGACACATCTGTTAGCTCTTCATCTACTCGCTCGATCTTGCGCAAGAGATTAACTATAACATATGTGCATACAATTAAAGCAATTGTTACTACTACTAACAACCACACCATTACTTTTTATCCCCAAACAGGTCTTTAAATAGATCTTTTGCAGAGTCGTTTGCACCGCTTATTGTTTTACTATTGTAAGCTTTACGAGCAACTTTCTTAGATGCTTTAATGGATGTACTTGAACTACCTTTCCATCGCTCATACTCTATTTGAGATGCCATATGGTCAGCGTGATGTAATACAATAGGTAGATTAACTCTCATTCTAGACTCAGGTCTAAACGCTATAAAGTACGGCTTGTTAGATTCATCATATAAGCCATCGTGTAGTTTAATGCCCATCATTTCGTTTTGAGTATACGTGATGCCAAACTCTTGAAGTAATAATAAAGATCTATCCGGTACAGCCATAAATGGTATGTCAGGATTAATCTCATATAACTTACCTTGATTCTTTCTGTGCCACTCCGACGGGTTAGGTCTATACATTTCGAATTCGCGGGTACCTACCTTACCTAAGTCGTGGTTAAGTGCAGCGAATATTAACTCTTCTTTGCTATACCCTTCACACTCTGATCCCATTGCTTTCCACATCTCATAATTATCACTAGCGATATTTACCACGCGTAATATGTGATCAACATAACCACCTGCAAAGCAATTATGATAATGCTCGAAGCTGGATGCAGGCATTACCATCATCCTGTCCTGGAAGAAGGTGTAAAGTTCTGTTAGTTTGGTTTTACGATCACCATCGAACTCTGTGTCGATAATGTTAATTAATTCTTGCCAATTGGCAGCTACTTGTTGTTCATCTAAATGCATATGCTATCTCTTTTATCCGAGTAATTGTTTCTTGTTAAATAGTGATGACGCAGTATAATACTGTTCAAGTGTATCTAGCTTATCTCTACCAGATGTTAACTTGTCTAAAGCTTTACTTGCTTCTTCGAGGAAGCGGTTAGAGGTATGTTCACCTATTGCTGCCGCTTTATTAAAGCACATATCTAATGCTAGTAATGCTTCGTTAATCTCTGATTCGCACTCACTCTTAAGCGCTTTATATAATCGTTCTTGATGGGTCATTTATAGTATCCTACTTCTTGTTATAGTACAATATAAGAACATATAAATGATATTCCAACTATTTGATCAGTTTTTGCTGTTTCTTAATCTCTGAGTTAATTTTCTTAATGTCTTTTTTAAACCTAGCGCGCTTGAGCTGTTTCTTTAGCTTACCAATCTCTGCGAAGGCGTCCATTTTTATCTGCTGCTTCTGCTTTTTTGATAGCTTTACTTTAGCTACTTTAGGCTTAATAATAGAAGGCTCCATAGTGCCTTTCAACCCGGGTTGTTCCTTACCTCTATGGTATACGTTACCGTCTTTATCAACATACTCTTTCATAAATGCCCATCCTCTAGGCTTACCAGAGGGCTTATACCCTGTGTTAGCTTCGAATGGAAACTCTTTCTCGAATTGCTCTGATACACAAAGGTAGCATGTGCATGCATATACCTCCGGTCCTACCGGCTGCATTGTTCCGCACCCTCTACACTCCATATATAACTCACCGTCCTTAACTTCGGTGTAATAACTTACCTTATCTTTCTTTGCTTTCATATAAATATATATACTTAGTTTTTATCTAACCGTCACTATTACTATTCATGTTAAATACATAGCTATGTATCTCTACACCATCATGTGTTTTAATACGATGCTCATAGGAGCACTTGTTGGACATAAGTACCCTATCTCTAAACCTATTCAGCGCTTGTAAATTGGAAGAGCTGATTGCTATATACCCATCCAGTATCTCTACTGTTGTAGATGGTTCCTTCTTATACATGGTAGGTGGATGTAACCTTCTACCGTCAGCAGCTTTGTAGATGTATAGATCTATAGTATCATCTGATAATGTAGACAGCCACTTGTAAAACGTAGCGGGATCTTTATACATCTTATGATCTTCTGGATGTAACATATCCCATAACATGTTAGGATCTGTATCTGTAAACGTCTTGACCATATCGTCGAAACGCTGTAAGTCAGTACTACTTAATGTATTAATATAATTTGTTAAGAAGTCAACTGTAGATTGTTCAGGTTGCTGAACCTTAAGAGCCATAGATACACTATCTAACATACTCTTTACAGATGAAGCATCAAATCCATTACTGAAGTCTTTATACTCTTCTTCTGAATATACAAATAGTTTTATATTCGAATCACCAGAGAGTATATCATCAGCTCTTAGTTTATATATATCGTTTCCATCCTTCACTCTATGCTCCATATTGCGCTTGTGTATTTGTAGTCATTTATAAATATCTACTTGCCTGTTAAAATCCTCTGTATATTAATATGTTTCTGGTAAATCTTATTCACGCGAGTCATATCATGTGTGTCGATCTGATTAAGTAGAAGTACTTTATGCTTAATATTAAACATCATCTTCTTATCATCGGTATATTCAGCCTCAGAGAAGTTGTTATAACCTTTACTGTTGTTAATGTTCCCCTTTATAAGGGATACTACAGATTCAAACTTTTGTATATACTCATGTATCTTATCTAGATTATCTACCGGTGCAAATGCAGCGAGTATGTTATCTATAGCACTTGCAGCATCCGGATTACGTTCACCAAGTTCACGTAATGCCTCAGCTTGCTCTTGCTGTTTTAATAATTTATCTGACATATATTTCTGTTTGTCTTTATCCATAGTATCCCCTAATAATATATTATATTATTTATTAATAATTTAATAATTTTTTTTTATTACTTTTATTATCATTATTACTAATATTTTATAATATACTTAATATAATATAGAATATGCGAAAAGGCAACTTTTTTACTATAAATATTTTGCAGAGTCATTATACCCCGCATGTTGATTAGTTCGACCTAATCGGACACCTACCTTATGAGCGTGTTGCGCGTCCTTTAAGGTATCGATTAACCTATTTGTTTCCGCGAAGGTTAGCTCGTGATACTTCTCACCAATAAAGATTTTCCCTATTACTGGTGAGGTTGCATCCCCATCTGAGTGCCTCCCCCAATCATGCTCAAATCTAATTGAACCCCATACCTTACCATTACGACCCGGGTTGAACGGCTTGTGCTGGTTATGGATTGTTTTTTTAATCTCCGGTCTAAAGGAGTACTTTTGCTTCCTATTGTAAGCCATTTGAATTTAGCAGTTAAGCTGCAAGCTATTAGTTATAAGTGTTTTAAAATTTAATCATATCACGGAGAGTAGCACACTTCTCATACTCCTCTCGTTCCACGTAGTGCTCTATCATCTTGTTAAGGATAGAACGCTGCTTCTTTCTAACACCAGGTACATGCTCTTCAATACCATCTTTCTGGATGTTTATATATAAGTCATCTATAAGTGAGCTAATTAAGTTTTCTGTTAATTGCTCTAAATCTTCTAACGTTATTTTACGACCGTTAATATACATAAGTGTGATTACTTAGCAGATATGTTACCTACTACCTGATCATCGGAGACAACAGGGGATACAGTGCTGTGCCCCTCTGTGCCGTATGTACTACCGTCGTTATAACTATTAGTATGTCCTACCATCTCAAATCTAAGACTAGGTACTATCTTATCATCACAGAGCTCTTGATACAGTTCGTGCATCCTCCAATTCTCTGAATTCTCTAAGTCACGGATAAAATCGTCCTGTACATCGTTTACGTTAAACCCACTTCCGTAGCCAGTAACTGTAACTGCCTTTGAAAGGATATGCATTGTCTCGTTAGCGTTTGACCAATCATGATCACCAAATTCTAAACCTTGTTGATCTTCTTCCAGGTCTTCACTGAAATGTGTCTCTGCTTCATTCCAAGCTCTATCCCACATCTGTGTGATAATAGCTTTCATCTCGAGTGCCACCTCCTCATTGTGGGAGTACATCTCTCTCGAGTGAGGTTTAGTAATTTCGATTCCGTACTGATAAACTGGTGTTTTTTTAGCTCTTGCCATTGTGTGTTAATTATTTAATTGTTATTATTTCTTCCTTCTAAACTTATACTACAATATAAGGACTAATCCTTAAGGAACCAACTTTTGACCCGGGTATTTTATAAATAATTACACATAGGTATTCATCTAAAGACTGTGACTTTTCCGGTTATCTCTGTAGCCGCTCCTGCTTGAGTAGCTTGTATCTTCCAGACATATACTCCATCGGGTACTAACCAATGTCCACTCCGACTCTGACCTTGCCAAAAGTCGTTTACTAGGCTTGTCTCCCACACGATACCTCCCCATCGGTTATAGATTTGTAAGTTCCATGTTAACCAACATGCTGAGTCCGTCACAGCGTAGAACGTATCGTTTACACCATCGTTGTTAGGCGTAAAGGTATTGGGTATAAATATAGTGTTGTCTATACAATTTACAATGCCACCATCTTCACATGGCTCTCCCGTCTCACAATCAATCCACTCTATCACATACTCTGTAATAGTTATAGTATCGGTAACATATATATAGCTATCAACTAAAACTTCTACAGTATCTGTTATATAAATTGTTTCTGTTATGTATACTGTATCCGTTATATACACTAGCTCTATAACATCTATGTATATAGTATCGTTAGGAAGCTCTATGTATTCGACAATTGTATCGTTAGGGAGTTCTATATATAGAGTATCTGTTACGTAAACAAATACATCTACAATTACCGTGTCGTTAGGGAGCTCTACATATACTGTATCTGTAATATATTCAATAACAGGTACATCTACATACACAGTATCACAAGCAGGTAGAGCACAATTAACAGCAGTGTTATTAGATAGGTCTACGTCAGGGTAGTTCTGCGTTTGGTTAAACCCTGGGTTTACCGCCCAACCACCATCTTCTACAAAAGCAGTTCTAGATAGATTAATCTGCCATACAACTAATTCAGTACATAAAGAGTCATTTGCTAATATCTCTGCCCAACAATCATTTGTACTTAAATTTGAATCATATACATTTGCACTCCAAGTGTCTCCGCTATCTAGT